GGCTAGATTGCCACCAGCAAAGAAGCGGAGTTGTTTTGTATGACAGAATTCGTCGGCTAACCCCTATTGAGTGTGAAAGACTCCAGGGATTCCCCGACAACTGGACGGCGGGAATATCAGATAGCCAAAGGTATAAATGCCTGGGCAACGCCGTGAGTGTTCCAGTCATAGAGGCAATCGGAAGGCAGTTAATGGAGTTTAATGGCTGAATACACTAAACAGGAAGCAAGGGAGTTAATCAATAAGACACATCGCAAGTGGGTGGAGACTTGCTTACGGCAGGACATAAGAAACTATATGGAGCTATGCCCTGCTTTAGGCGAGCCGAGCGAGACGACTGTAATGGACTGGGCTACTGATATTTATCATTACAAGCCGAATGGGTTACATAACGGCTGGGCGAAGAAGCTCATCAAGAGAGCATTAAAAGCCGAGAAACTGCCGACAAATGTCCGAGAAACTAGCTTCGTGGTGTATTCAGAAAGGAATATCCCGCAAGTTTCCCTGTATAGCCCGAAGCTGGCAGATATAACGTTGTTGATAAAATAAAGGAGGAACATGGAAGCTAAAGACACAGTAATGGGTAAGGTGCAACGGGACAATATATTTTATCACGGTATAGGAACACTTGAAGGAGTGTGTACAATGCAAGCTGAAATCTCATTCAAGGCAGGGCAGGAGTCAGAAGTTGCCCATAGTGCAGATTTATGTGCCGCATATTGGGATGCCATTAAGGAAGAAGGACACAAGGCAGGGATAAAGGAAGTGGTGGGGTGGCTTGAACGAACAAGGAAGCAAAAAGTCCCTAAGTACCAACTCAAAGAATGGGGGATAGAATAATGTGGAGACCACTTGATTGGGCAGAGGTTAGACAAGATGTATTGGAGAATACAAAGCCCTGGTCGGGTAATATCACACTAGCACAAGCAGAGGGTAATTTCTTTGAAGCTGGTGCTGATGCGATGCTGGAGGTGTTAAGGAAGATGGGTGTTTACATGACTGCAAGCAAAAACGGCATCTTGCACATTACGCCTGAATCTACGCTTTGTACCGCTTCTCTAATAACAAAGGGTAAATTGGTTTTCATACCAGACGATGATACCAATTAACGAGTTATTCAGCGAGCCAGCGGAACAGCATGCTTGGTTAGTAGGTATGTCTCACGGCTTCTTTTTCTGGCAGAAGCACCCGCCGCTTACAGAAGAGCAGAAAGACGAACAGCATTATTACGAGCAGGGGAAAATTGCAGGTATGTTTTTATGGCTACCTTTTACTGTATGCCAGGTTCTTATCGGCTGGCTGATTGTTAATTTATGGTTTTAGAATGGAGGGCTTATGAAGGAGTACCAAAAGATTCAATCTATTTTTAAGCGTGATGAACGGACACACAAGTTTATTATGGGCGAGTATTCGTTGCCAGAGTTTGAGTATTTAGCCGAGAATTATTGGGTAGGAACAGAGAAGGTAGATGGAATTAATGTTAGGGTTAATTGGGATGGTGAGATGGTTGAATTTGGCGGTAGAACGGACAATGCCCAGATGCCAACATTTCTACTCCAGCGGTTACAAGAGTTATTTACCATTGAGAAATTCAAATCCCTATATCCTGATACTCCTATGACTCTATACGGGGAAGGGTATGGAGCAAGGATACAAAAAGGCGGTGGTAATTATATCCCGAATGGTGTGGATTTTATTTTAATAGATGTGCTGATAGATGAATGGTGGTTAAAGCGTGAGGATATAGAGGATGTCGCTAACAAATTAGGGGTTAAAGTAGTGCCCATAGTGTATAGCGGTGAGCTTATATCAGCAATAGAGCCTGTGCAAAAGGGCTTGAAATCTACTTTTGGTGATTTTATGGCTGAAGGCATGGTATTGAAGCCAGTGGTTGAATTGAAATCTCGGCGAGGGCATCGGCTCATAACTAAAATGAAAACAAAGGATTTTGAATGAGGGATGTAGCTCAGTGGATAGAGTGCTTGGCTGTCAACCAAGAGGTCGGGGGTTCAATTCCCCTCATCCCTGCTAACTGGCAGTCAGTAATGGAGTTTAGTACATAAGATGAATTATGGTATAAAGTGTTTAGACTCATACGCACCTAACGAAATCCGCTTTAACCAGTGTCATATAATGTGGATTTTGAATCATTTAGACTTTCTTAAAACGGGATATTGGCCTTGTGACCCAGACGATATTAATACTCAGCAATGCTTTCAAGGAAGGGCTTATTTTGAGACGGCAATTTTAGTCGCTGCTGAAGTAGAAGCGAGGCTGGCTACGATAGGCGATGACGGGTTTATTATCAAAGACAGGTATCATAAAGAAGAGCAGGAATGGACTTTATCTAAGAAATACCACTTGCCACAAGGGGAGGTTAGAATGAGGATAAGGCGTGGGCTGAGATATATGGCCGGTGACAGTCGGAAATCTATCCCCTATGATGAGTGGGTAAAAAACGGCTGGAAAGAGAAACGTCTAACACCCTCTAAATAGCTACAAAAGTGCAAAAATCCACGCAAGCGGTTGACCCCTTGACAGAGAAATCACGAAGGAATTATACTATTGGTGGGTGTAATCATTATGCCCTCGATGGCTTAGAGTATGCCTGTTCAGCCAACATTTTAATTGGGTGATGGCCAACTGTTTGCCCAAGGCGGTAAGGTCTTGGGCTTTTGTTATTTTGCAAGCAGGTAAGTCCTATAATGTGCTTTAGGTGTTTCCTTCCATCGGTTGGTTAGCCTAGAGATAAGAGGCATTATAGGGTCTGCTCACAGCCTCCAGGTATGTTGCGTGGTTATTCGTGGCAATGGGGGCTGTTTCATTTTAGCCAGCCAAGTTTGGGATATAACGGCAGCCGTATTCCCAAGTAATGCTGGCCTTAGCTCGCCCACCAAGTGTGGGAGGAGTACTGACCCCGTCTTACAAAGGCGGGGTTTGTATTTTAGAGTGGGATAATCCCACTTCTTTATTTCACGGAGGAATTATGAAAACCTACGATAATGTCACAATCAAAGAGGAAAAAGATAATGTCATTCTAAGCACGCCGTCAATGACTATGCCTTTAATCATACCCCGTGAGGTTTGGCGAGCTATCGTAGCTGACCATGTGAAAGACGTAATGAAAGGTGAGCCACGTCCCGATAATGTAACGATTACCTACGATAGTGGCATTCCTTGGGATTGAAGTCTAGCTAGGCTTAATCATATTGCGCCGTGCTGGGTTTACTCCTTTGCTCGGCACGGTGCGCCTTATTATGGAAGTAATCATAAGTCCACCAATTAAATGTAGTCGTAGCCAAGAGTTCCTATTGTTTCCTCTTGGAGATATTCATGCTGGTTCTATTGACTGCTCTGAAAGTGCCATCAAGGCGAAAGTAGAGGAGATAAGGACTACCAAGAACGCCTTATGGCTTGGCATGGGGGATTATGTTGATAGTATAACAAAGAACGACCCACGCTTTAGCATGGATGGACTAGCACCCTGGGTAAAGAAAAGCAATATCATAGAATCTCAGCGGAAATGGGTAGGTAACTTATTCACGCCGATTAAAGACAAATGCTTGGGATTATTAACAGGCAATCATGAGGAGAACGAGCATTTAAGGTATCAGAACGATATTACCAGGAACATCTGCGATGATTTAGGCGTTCCATATGCCAGCTATTCAGCGTTCTTTATTCTGGATTTTCATAGAGCAGAATCGGCAATCCATCAAGTAATTGTCCACGCCTGGCATGGTGCGGGGGCGGCTCAGACGGAAGGGGCCAGGTTGATGCGGTTAATGAGATTAGTCAACGAGGTGCAGGCTCATATCTATTTAATGGGTCATCTGCACGCTATGACACAGCATACGCCTGACAGATTAGTATGCCAGAGAGGAAGGGTTAAGAGTATTAAATTAGCAGCGACAATTACTGGTAGCTGGCTGAAAGCATACACGCAACCCAAGCAAGGGCAGGTTCTAAGCCCGACATACGCTGAGATGAAAGGCTACAAACCTTCAAGGATCGGCTGTCCGGTAATACATATCCGACCTGATAAAGAAGAATTTACAGTTGAGAGTTAAATGGAAGAGCTAGTTGAACAACTGAAAACGATAAAGAATCTGGCTGATATTTCAGTTTTGTTGATTGAAGAGGGGAAAATGGATTTATTGCCGACAGCCTTAGAATTGATTTATATGGAATCCCAACAGATACTTGACGAACACTGTGTTAAGCATAATCCCGATAAATGAGCATAAAAGGGTAAGTGAATACCCAAATCAGGTATGTTTAATGTGGAGGCAACACTTATTCGCCTAAATGAGTGCAAAAACGGAACCAGAAACTGAACTAATTACTGATGATGAGCTAATGCAGTATATACGTGGCTTTGATTGGTTGCAGGTTGTCGAATATGGGCAGGTGATAATCCATATTAGAGAGGGCAAGCCATGTTTGCTGACACTCCAGCGAACTATCAAAATGGATTGAATTATACAACTGAATAGCTACTAGCTAGTTTAAGGCTGAATCGGGGAACGATAGGTCTAACCAGAAATGGTTGGCTTGTTGTTCCCCGTTTTTTTTGTTTTTGTGGTATGAATAATAGCAAATATAGAGCAGGCATTCTTGTTTATAGGGCAATTAAGGCAGAGAAGCGTAGAGACTGTCGGCTTGATAAGAAAATAAAGAAAGAGGGTTCTCGTTATCCCGAACCTACGAAGATATTACCTAATGGTTGCCGAGTGTGGGTATTTTAATCATGTTCACTTCCCTCATTGCTTAGGTAATGAGGCCACTGGGCGTTTCACGGAATGCCTAGCTTTCACAAAACGGTGAAACTGCTGTCGTTCTTTAACAACCTATGGTCTAGATATAATCTTCCCAGTCTTGTCAAACACAACACCGCACTTGCGGCACCACCAGGAATTAGTGGACTTGTTATAGAGAACATACTTTGATTTACAGTTGGGGCATTGTAGTTTCATTGTTTACCTCCATTTATTTTAGCTTACCACTTATGATTACAAGCGGGGCATTTCTTACTAGACGGGACAGTTGGTATCCATCTTCTGCAATGCCGACAATATCTCATATACATTTCACTCCTCCTTTAACTTATTTACCTTATCGTAAAGGCAACTAGCGTGTTCAGGTTTGCCATTGTCATCAAAATAGAATGTTTGTCCTGGTAGCATTGGCAACCCGCAAATGGCACACTTTGCGTCTGTCCACATTGCTCGATTTGCTGCACAATCCTTATGTTGACAAGGTTGTTGGCATACAACAGCTTCATCTTTGATGTTTGGCACTATTGCATATCCCATTCTCTTACCTCCTTTAATGTTTGCTATCCCTTCCCCACCATTCAAAGAACCAATGCCAAAATCCAAGAGTGATAATAATTACTTCGGGTGAGATTGATAGCCCAATGCCAAATGTATAACTCGTTATCTTGTGATGATAAGCTACCCACTTTCGTCTTATAATCATATAAGCACCTCTCAGAACCTAAATACCATATAGCCATAACGAGGTTCGGGTGATCGTCTATGCCAAGAGTGTGCTATAAAATCACCGTTATGAGCTATCATACACTCTAGGAATTTGCAACCAGTGCCAGCAGGTAATGATTCTGTGTTCTTGATACGGTGGTCATAATTGCAGTTATATCCTACTGAGTATGGTCTATAATCCCTTGTCATTCTCTTACCTCCTTTTGTTTATTCCAGTAAGGTGAGCCACAGCCAGGACAACGCAGGACTTCTCTTTTCCTGGGCGTCCACTTGTGACCACACCTCAGACACGTGAGCGTTTGTGGTATTTTAACTCTTTTCATACCTATACTGTAACATTATGCTGTTTTATTTGTCAAGTCCCCCTAGGCACGCGGTTAAAAAGAAATTTGCATATTAGCAACAGGTCAGTCATAAATCGGCCGGCTACATCAATGTCTTATTGTTAATGGTGATTGATACAAAGTATCTCATTAAGCTAGTGTCACTTTTCTCAATAATCTGTAGGAGCAACTATGAAAAAGCTATTTCAATATATTAAACGATTATTCCAGAAAAGATACTCATTCAGAACCTATGAGGGTTATCCAAAGAGTGGCAAGGTATGGGAGCATAGTACCTTTCACTGGTTATGGAGTAGGCGAATTAAGAGGGAAGTAATCAAGGTATGAAAACTATGGAGAAGAATAGATTAACTCAAAAGCAGGAAACATTTTGCATAAAGTATTTTGAATTAGGTAATGCTACTGAGGCTGCCCTTGTTGCTGGTTACAGTCGCAAGGTAGCAAGGTCTATAGGTTCGGAAAACCTAACAAAGCCTGACATTCAGTCTCGTATTCAAGAGCTTCGGGAAAGAGTTGAGGATGCCTCTATTACCAGTGTTCTTGAACGCAAACAGATACTTGCGGAGATAGCCAGGGGGCGGCTTGCTGATTTTGTCGAAGTAGGTGCTGATGGAGCTTGGTTTAATATCGAGCCTGAGGCAATGAACTCACGGGCTCTTGCTTCAGCTACCAGTAAAACTATAGTCGGTAAAGATGGGGCGGATGATGCTGTTTTTATACGGGTGGGCTTGCATAACCCTATTCAGGCTATAGCCGAGCTCAACAAAATGGAAGGGATATATGAAGCTGGGAATGTAACTAACATTAACAACAGGATAGTTAATATCAAGGTGATGTATGACGGTAGCAACGGAACAAGAGTATATCGTTCACTTGCGGAAGCCACATGACAAACAAATAGAGTTTCTTCAAAGTCCTGCACCTCGAAAGGTAATAAGGGCAGGGCGAAGGTCAGGCAAGACTGTTGGTATCTCTATTAAGGCAGTGGAGAGATTCCTGGATGGTAGGAGGGTATTATACGCTGCCCCTACTAATGAGCAGGTAGGTCGGTTCTGGTATGAGATTTGTAGTGCTTTAAGTGAACTGGTGGATGCCGGCGTTTATAAGAAGAATGAGTCTGAGCATTTCATAGAACTACCTGGGACCGAGAATAGGATTAAGGCAAAGACAGCATGGAACGCTAACACCCTGAGGGGTGATTATGCCGACTACCTGATATTTGACGAGTGGCAACTTATGGCTGAGGATGCGTGGGATGAGGTTGGAGCGCCTATGCTACTCGATAACAACGGGGATGCTGTGTTTATCTACACTCCCCCTTCTCTGGCAAGCAGTGGGATATCAAGAGCTCGGGACCCTCGTCATGCTGCCAAGATGTTCAAGGCTGCGAAGGAAGACGAAACTGGTAGGTGGGAGGCGTTTCACTTTACCTCACATGATAACCCTTATATCTCCGAAGAGGCGCTACAGGAGATTACAGGGGATATGTCCAGGGAGGCGTACTTCAAGGAAATCATGGCTGAGGATGATGAACTACAAGCATCCTGGCTGGTGTATGGTGTATTCAATGAGGACACTTGCTGGATAGACCCCTTCCCTATACCTAAAGAGTGGTTACGCTACTCAGGGCACGATTTTGGCTCTGCTAACCCTGCAGCCTTGTTTATCGCTCAAGACCCCGCTACTGGCTTTTTTTATGCTTATTATGAGTATCTTCCAACGGGTGGTAGGTCAACGGCACAGAATGTAGCGGAGTTTAAGCAGATAACAGAGGGAGTTAACATCATTCGAAGGGTTGGGGGAAGCCATCAAGAAGAGGAGATACGTACTGGATACACAGCGCATGGCTGGCCTATCCAGGAGCCAAAGATAAACAGTGTCAATGCTCAGCTAGACAGGGTTAAGGCATTGATGGAGTTGAATAAACTCTATGTATTCAAGAACTTAGTCCATTACCACGAAGAGTTGATGAACTGTATGTGGAAGTTAGACGAGCAAGGGGTGGCTACAAATGTGATAAAAGACGAGAAGAAATACCATCTTTGTGCTTGTGCCAGATATATATTAAGCGACTTCACTCCTGAGACTGTAGAGAAGGGCGAAGAGGGTCAAGTCTGGAATTATTAGGAGAATCTATGGACAAAAAGACAATAGAAGAAAAAGAATCTGAGTTTAGTGCTTTGCACTCTCGGATGGATGGCGACAAGGACTTATGTTTTGGCAAGACTTTCACGCTATTGAACGCTGATGGTCAAGAGATGCCGAAGGTTCGCAATGTCACCTTACCGGATGCCAAGATGTTTGCCAGGAAGACTATCTCTGTGATAAGTGCAGCCAATCAGCAAATCGTGGTAGAGGGTGAGACCTTGAAGGACAAAGAGACCACTCTTATTGAGGAGTTTCTTGAGGATGCTTATTTAGAGGCTGACAACCGATTAGCTAAAAGAGGGATAACGGGGATGTTTCCCTATCAGGTTGAGAAGGCGTGTGCTAGAGGTCATCTGGTTGGTAGGTGTTTGGTGAGGAAGGTAGGTAAAGAGATTGTCTTTGACATCCTTCCTCTTGATGCCAGGTATTTCATCTATGAATTAGGTGTTGACGGGTTCAAGTGGGTAGCCTATAAGACGACTCGGAGCAAGGCAAGGATAGAGGAAGAGTACGGCATCGAGATAGCCAGCGATAAAGAGACAGTATGGGATGCATGGGAGAACGATGTTAATACGGTATTCATTGGCGAAGAGGTAAGAGAGCAGCCGAATCCTTATAAATTCATTCCCTTTGTATGGCAGATGATACCGGCGGGGTATATGCTAGAGGACAGCGACAATATGAGCCACGAAGGGGAGAGTATATTCGAATTAAGCAGGGATGTATTTCCTCAGATGAACACGACTGCAACGGTCTTACAGACGCTCAATGTAAAGGCTATCAAGCCAGACTATCAGTATGAGAGCGAGGAAGGGATAAAGGCAAAGAAGCCAGAGAAAGCACCTTACGGAGAAGGGACTATCGTACCTGTTGATAAAGGCATGGGCTATAAGCCTTTCCCTATAGCGGATATTCATGCTGCTACGAGGTTGTTCTACGCTATGTTTGAGGGGAGACTACAAAGGGCTACTATGGCTGCAACCGATCTGGGGAACCTGACATTCCCATTGTCAGGACAGGCTATCAGGGATTTATCTCAGAAAGACGACCTTGTATTGCCTCGTTTACAAGGGTTGGCGATGTTCTATGAGCAACTCTCCAGGATGATTATCAGACAGTATCGGGAGTGGGGCTTAAAGGCTGAGTTAGGGGAGGAAGGGCACAGGCGCACATACAGCCCGAAGGAACTGAACGGAGAATACACGATTAAATATAAATACTTCTCTACCTCACCGATGGAGAAGTTAGCTAATTACTCCGTAGCCAACGCAGCGGGGAACCTCATCTCTGAAGATACCAAGAGAAGGGATCTTATAAAGCTCGAAGACCCTGACGGTGAGGAGACTAAAATCAGGGGAGAACTGGCAGAGAAGCTTGATCCTGCTATTGCTCTGTATAGATTAGCGGGGAGTTTGATAGACGAGGACAAGTCTCTTGAAGCGCGGTTAGTAGCTGAGAGATTAGTTATGGTGTTAAAGCAGAGGCAGATGCTACCTGAGCAACTACCACAAGAGGCACCTGAGAAGAAGAACTTACTGCCGATGGGTGGCGATTCTGCCAAGAGTGAAGCAAGCCCTGAGCTTACAGAGCCGTTCAAAGAGCCAGCAGAGGAGAAGATTGAATGAAGTTTACTAGAAAAGATTTAGACAAGCTAGTTGAAGATGCCCTGAAACCAGAGGGTCAGGCTATGTCTGGTGGAGATATTAAGCAAAGAGGCAAGTCTGCCTTTCAGAAGTTATTAGGGAAGAAGCCTAAGTTAAATGAGCGATAACCTGACCGAATTATTACGGAAATATTCCACGGAACCCGAGGATATGGAGAAGCTATTAAAAGAGCTTCATGCTGGACTAGAACAGCGGAAGGTAGCGAAGCCCGAAGTATCCGTATTGAACACCCCTCAGATATTCGACTGGGAAGAAGCCAGAGGGATGGGGATTCCTGTCCGCCAGGGCTGGATGCTGAAATTAACTCCCGATACCAGCGAAAGGGGATATTCCTTCAGCATGATTACTCCTGAGAAGTGGGAGATAACCGAAGATTGGAAATATATCTCCCCTGAGGGTAAACAGTATGGGTATGAGGAGATGGAAGATGTGGTTGGTGAGCATCCTGAAACTGTATATGGGGTAACTAAAGACAGGACTGAGGAAGCGGAGCTTGTTGCTATTACATCTTACTTAGAGAGAGACCCAGAAGGATTTATGGCTGACTTGATGGAAGCTGGTAGGACTTCTGAGAGCGAGAATTTATTAAAGCAACTTGGGGCGAGTGAGCAATTTGTTGATTATCTTTTTATGAGTGAGGAGGAGAGAGCAACCTTCCTGGCTAATATTTACACTCAAGGGCAAACGCCTGAAACAGAGGCTATATTAACAGACCTCGGTGTAGAGAATATAGAGGAGTTTTTCTCAGCTCCGTCAACCATAGAGGCAGCTAAACAAGCTCTGGGTGAAGCGGAGTGGATTCAGAAGCCGAGTTTAGCAATTTACGAAGACCAACCCTGGTATATGAAATATACTCCCTTAGCTCTTTTCCTAGCTCCTGGTATTATCTCACCAAAGGCTCAAGCTGGGTTAGGAGTAGGAATAGCATATTTTGAGAAGTATGTTCAGATGCCTTATGAAACCTATATGTTGGGCAAGGAGTTAATCACAACAGAGGCTAGAGGAACATGGGGAGAGTATAACAAAGAAACTTACGCAGCAATGGATAAGGTTTTTGAGAAGTACGGCTATGGG